CGGCAGCCGGTTCGAGCACCTTCCAGGCACGCTTGGCAAACTCGGCCAAGCTGCGCCTGCACAGCTCACGCTCGACGGCCAGCAGGTCAGCCTCAGTCAGGAGCATTGGCATCCTTGGCCGCGATGATCTGCGCCAGCACGTCTGTTGACAGCTTGGAAGCGTCAATTGTCTGCACTTGCAGCGGGTTTTCCTTGTCGCCCGCCAACTCCAGCCGGTCGCCGTATTTCTTCGGGGCCAGCTTGGACAGAAGCCACTTTCGGCTGTCCACTTGCAGTTTGCGCTGTTGGATGGCCTGCCAGTCGCGCTTTCCGTCTCCAGTCTCAGGGACTTCGCCGTCGGCCAGCTCCAGCACCTCATTCGCCATGCGCTCGATCAGGTCTTCCCTCGCGTGCGCGTAGTCTTCCGCAAGTTTCGCGTCAGCATCCACCCATCGGTTGAAAGTGCTCTGCGGAACTCCTGCGGCTTGGCAGGCTTTGAAAGCGCTCAGGCCGTCTCTCATCCCTTGCAGGACAGCTTGACAGATTGCGGCTTTGTCTCTTTCTGGCTTAGCTGTCTTTTCAGTGCGTTTTGTTGCCATAAATCTCCCCTTGCGTCAGCACTCGCATTGCTCTTGCAGCCACTGCTGGAACCCATCCATTGCCAGTGGTTTTGAGTCCGTCCATCCCTCTGGCCACATCATCAGGATTTCTTGGCATCTTGGCGTAGTCATCCGCTGATAAAGTCGCATCAATTGCTCTTGCAAATTGCCGTCTGCGTGATTCTTTCGGATCAACTTCAATGGGTTTCGGAAAGTCCAAGCCTTCCAGCTCTGCGCTGTCGGTGTAAGCAACCATGTAAAACCGTGCTCTGTGATGCGCTGCTCCAACGGTTGACGCATAGAACACTCCCCATCTTGCATCAAACCCCATTCCGGCCAAGTCTCCGAGAACTCTGCCAAGCCCCCTAGAAGTGAGCATTGGCGAGTTTTCCACAAGGACAATTCTCGGTCGAACTTCACGAATGATTCTGGCCATTTCCACCCATAGTCCAGATCGCTCGCCATCCAATCCTGCCCCCCCCCCGCACTGGCTGATGTCTTGGCATGGGAATCCGCCTGTGACAACATCGATTGATCCATTCCATGGTTTTCCATCAAAGGTTCTGACGTCATCCCAGACTGGGAATTGTTCGATGACTCCATCACGCATTCTGTCAAGCATGATCTGACGCGCTCCGGAATCAACTTCAACAGCGCAGACGGTGCGCCATCCAAGCAGCTTTCCTGCCAAGACGCTGCCACCCCCTCCTGCAAATAATGCCAGCTCATTCATCGTCACCTTTCAAACGTGCTTCCAGGTCTTGCGCGTGATCACCTGCGCGATGGTCATCAGGCTGACGCCGTACTCTGTGGCCAACTTGGCGTAGCTGATCTGAGGCGATCTTGCGCGGATTTCTAGCACCTGATCTTCGGTCAGCTTTGAGCACCAAATCTGCACGCCTTTTGGCTGCGTGCCATGGCCGACTTTGTGGGAATTGTTCTCGACTGGCGTGGCGTAGGCCAAATTGGTCAGGCGGTTGTTGGTCTGGTCGCCATCCAAGTGCGCAACCTCCATGCCCTCCGGGCAGTCACCACAGAAAGCCTGCATCACAGCGCGATGGACTTTCCATTGCTTGACCTTGCCGTCCTTGCGTGCGTTAAACACCATGCGGCCACCATGATCAAGGCATGGACTGAGCTGGCGCATTGGCCGCGTGCCTTTGCCAGGGCTGATGCGCCGCACGTTCCCATGGTCTGACACCTCATAGGCCTCAAATCCGGGTAGTTGCTTCCAGTTTTCTGCGTCCATGCAACCATTATAAAGCATTGGTGCAACTGTTTTCAACTGCTTATTTCAACGGAAACGAAGCCTCCAATGCCATCGCCTTTCTTGATTGTGAGCGTCCAGTGCTTGTCGTCCACCTTGAGCACGTCGGCCAGGCCATCGAGGCCAGCTTTGATGCGTGCCAGGGCGTTGTCTAGGTCGTAGGCGCGACGGGTCGGTGGGTAGAACGTGAGCGTCAGGTGCAGGCTGGCTGCCTGGATGGGGCGTGCGCCTTGCTCCATGGCCTGCCAAAAACAGGCCTCGCGGTAGGCTTTTTTCAGCTTGGCCAGCTTTGCCCAGTGGTTTCTGGCGTTCGGGCTAAGGCCAGTGGGTGGCCAGGGAAGCTTGATGATCATGCGTCGTCCTGCTTGGCCTCTTCCAGGCGCTCGGCAACCAGAGTGGCATACCCTGCAATGTCCACCCAGTTGTCGATATATGTCGGGTCGCCGTTCAAAACGCGTGCGATCTTGTGGGCGATCATTTCCAGAGCCTCACGTCCAGTTGCGCCGAGGTTGTTCCACCCGTCGGTTTTTTTCATCACGCGCTTGATCTCTTGAGAGATTCGAGCATGGTCTTTGAATTGGCCATACCGTGCTCCGCGCTCGGCCAGGGTTGCTTTGACGTCGGTCATTTCAGTCTCTCCAGTGTGTCGGCCAGCAGATCGGTCTCGGTGAATCCGTAATGCTTGGCAAAGCCCTTGGTGCCAAGGCCATGCACGCCGGTGTTGCCACGGTGGTGCTCTGGGCACAGTGGGATGACGTCCATGTGCTTGGCACGCTGACCCATTCCGGTTCCGTGGCGAGGGTGGTGCAGCTCAGCAGGCGTTGCGCCGTAGCCCAATCGGTGGCAGACGGCACAACCAAGGTCTGCAACCCGGCTCATGTGCTTGCGCTCTGCGATTGTGGTCATTTCGTCATCACCTGGTAGTCGTGGAAAACATAGCCCTTGCTGGCATCGCCAACCTTGTGAGCCTTCACCCAGACATTCTTGCCGCTTTTCAGCCTGCGAATGTGGCCGCGACGGTCGTGCAGGCGCGGTGAGGCGTGCGTGCCACCTTGGCTTTCAGACCGCGGCTTGGCAGGCTGGATGATGACCGTGTGCCAGTCATAGGTTGGCAGCTTGCCTTCAGCGATCTTGCGCCGGTTGGTAAATGTCTGTTTGACCTCTGGCCGGTAGCTTTCGCAGCCAGTGTCCATGCTTTCCAGCCACTTGGACATGGTGGCCAGCATGATTTCGGCTACATCTCGCGGCAGATCGTCGCCTTCGTCCACCGGGCCGTATTTGATTTGTCCGTCCTCGATCAGGTAGACCATCGGCGGGAAGGTGGTGTACTTGCCAGGCTGTCCCTTGCTCAGGTCGAGCACGATGCCTTCTTCTGGGTCGCCACCAGACGCCAGCATCATCATTTCGTAGCGTTCGTGGTTTCCAGACTTTCCAGACCAGAGCACAAGATTTTTCTCGAACGGTGGTCGGTGCGTGGCCAGGTTGTCGATCTTGATGCCTGTGGACAAGTCGGCGCTGGAGATGTCAAACCACTGCATTTCGGTCGGGTCGAAGCCTGCCGAGATGACCGATTTCATGATTGATCGCACAAATGCTGTCGTCATGTGATCTCTCCGGTGTCTTGGTCAATGAACTCTGGTGCGGTGAACTTCACGCCTTGCTGCGCACCGAAAGCCTCGATCAAGTCTTGCAGCTCGCACATCTCTGGCTTCGTCATGTTGCTGGTGGACTTTCCCAAGGCAACAAAGCCACCGTCGATGCCTGGCACGACGTCCTGCTTGGTCAAGGCAGCGGTCAGCACGTCCTTCCAGTTTTCAGGAGTCAGCTTCCTGCCGTACCAGTTAACCTGCTTGCTGACGTCTGTCAGCATGGCCCAGAGCCTGCGGTTTTGTTCCAGGCTGCGGGTTTCCTTTTTGACTTCGACGACCATCCGGTGGCCAGCCATCAGGGACGCCTTGATCAAAGGCCAGATTTGTTGCGTCAGGACTTTGTGAGCCTGGACTGGCTCGAACAGCGTGATCTTGATGCGTTCACTCATGCCCATCCCTCCCGGACTGCAATCCAGCACTCGTCGATGCTGAGGGGCGTTTCGTCAATGCCTGGCGCACGGACTCCAAGATGCGCTCCCGGCCAGGGTTCTGTGGAAATCTGTCGATGGCCGCTAGCATTGCCGCAGCTTGTCTCTTGTCTGGCCTGGTGCTGAGTACCAGCCTGCAGCAGCACGCCACGCATCTGAACGAATACGCCCCACTGCTGGGCCGTTGTCTCGATGATTCGCATTGTTTGCATTTCATGCCTCGCCCTTGTACTGTTTGCGCAGTTCTGCCAGTTTTGCCAGCGCAGTCTGTTTGTTTCGCTCAATTTCGTCTTTTTCTCGTTGCGTCAGTTGTTTTTCAATGGCCACCACTGGTTTGCGTGGGATTTCAGGGCCAGCGTTGCACAGGTTCCTGAACTTGATCGCGCTAGGCACAAATTCGCCGTCTAGCTTTTCAATGGCGAAATCCATGCTTGGCCTGTAAGTCAGAAAAGTGCCAAGCTGCTTTTTCCATTCCTGCCGCACAAAGCCTGGGTCAATGCCGTCAAAGTGACGATTGAAAGTCGCTCCGAAGATGGCCATCATCCTGCCGAAGATGTAGTCCAGCCCTTGATCGGGTGTGCAGAAGTCAGTTTCCGAGTAGTTTGACATCGTTGCCACCTCCGATAAGTCCACGGGTCAGGCCAGAGGCCACGCGCTGGTTCATTTGCCCGGTCTGGCTAAGGTTTTTGTCGGCCACCCAGTCTGCTTTGAACGACTGCCAGTTGCGGGTGATGCATTCACGCAAAGCTGCCTCCAATGGCCAGCCTGCCTTGTCTGCTTCACGCTGGATGCCATCAATGACGGTCTGCGTGACCTGGGCTTTCTTGGCTTTCCGGTGTCTTACGAAATCTTGCCAAACAGAATCAGACACGCCGACAGGCGATGCAACGACAGTGGCTCTTTGTCTTTTTACTGGTTCTTGGTTATTGGTTATTGGTTCTTGGTTAGCATCAAAAACATGTTCGTCCGCATTGCGTTCGCTATGCGTTCGCATTGCCTTCGCATTGCTCCAGCGTGCATTTGCAGCTTTTTGGGCTTTTTCTGCCTTCTCGTGGTAGTCGGCAATCTCTTTGTCGCATCGTGTGTGATGCCAGCCATCTGGTGATTCGGTGAAGAAGTGGCGCAGAAGCAAACGCACGGTTTTTTCATCCGAACGCATTGCAAACGCAACGTCCTCAAAATCACTGCTGATCGGGGATTCGCTGGTGTAGTAGGCCCACAACATCCTGAGATATGTGGCCAACTGATGGTCATCAAGGTGCGTGGTGTCCTTGATGAAATCACCTATGTGGTGCTGGTAATAGTGCATTGCTCACCTTACGTTCTCGGTTGTCGTTACTGAAGAAATCATCGGCAGGACGGTAACGAGTCGTCTTTTCGGGAGCTACCCTAGCCGCTGATTTGAATTTCATCTTACCTCAGACCAGTAAGCCATTCAAGGACTTTCTGAAGGCCGCGCCGAACTTCTTTTCCAGCACTGGCCGCCACTTGTGGGCCACGCCGTTGACGCGCCACATCTGCACGGCAGGGCCGCTTGGCGCACCAAGGGCCTTGGCCAGCTTGGTGTAGCTGCCAGCCTGCTTGTGCGCGAAGGCATAGACCTGGTTGAAATACTGATCGTCTTTGTTCATGGGTCTGGACTATAACACAAAAATGTAACAGCCTAAAAAATATTTTTTTGACTGGACTATAAAATTCTTTTTTTATGGTGTATGATTCGTTTCACCAACAACCACCCACGAAAGGTAAACACGATGGAAATCAAGCAGATCGCAGCAGCACTAGTCAAGGCCCAGAAAGCCTTTGGCCCAGCACTCAAGTCCTCCAGCAACCCTCACTTCAAAAGCCGCTATGCCGATCTGGCGGCCTGCGTCGAGGCGGTGATGGATTCCCTCAACGACAACGGCATCGCCCTGGTGCAGCATACACACGAATGCGAAGCTGGGGTGATGGTCGAGACGGTCTTTGTCCACGAATCCGGGGAAATCTTCTCGGCTGGCAAGCTGCACGTCCCAGCGGTCAAGCACGACGCCCAGGGTTACGGAAGCGCCCTAACCTACGCACGCCGCTACAGCCTGATGGCCGCCTGCGGTATTGCCCCAGAGGATGACGACGGCAACGCCGCCAGCAAGCGCACACCAGCTCCTGTGGCCGGTTATGGTGAGTTTGAGGCAGCCACCCTGCCAGCCATGCGCGAGGCCGCACTGCAAGGCAGCGAAGCCCTGGCCGCAGCGTTCCAGGCTTTGCCCAAGTCAGCACACAAGGCAGCGTTCTGGCAAGCCCAAGGGCCAGCCCTCAAGAAGGCCGCCAAGACAGCAGACGAGCAGGAGGCAGCATGATCGAGCAAGGCACACCTGAGTGGTTCGCCCAGCGTCTTGGCAAGGTCACGGCCAGCCGGGTATCGGACATCATCGCCAAGACCAAGACCGGGGTTTCTGCCAGCCGAGCCAACTACCTCGCGCAGCTGGTGGCCGAGCGCCTGACTGGCCAAGCTGCAGAGACCTTCAAAAGCGGAGCCATGCAGCACGGCACAGAGACCGAGCCGCAGGCACGGATGGCTTACGAGGCCGAGACGGGCCTGATGGTCACCGAGGTGGCCATGATCCAGCACGGCACCATTGAGATGGCCGGGGCATCGCCTGACGGCCTGGTCGGTGAGGATGGCCTGGTCGAGATCAAGTGCCCCAACACCAGCACGCACATTGCCACGCTGATAGCCGACAAAGCGCCGAGCCAGTACATCCCACAGATGCAGTGGCAAATGGCTTGCACGGGCCGCGCCTGGTGCGACTTCGTGAGCTTCGACCCACGGATGCCAGAGGACATGCAGCTGTTCATCAAGCGGGTGCCACGCGACAACGTTTTGATCGCTGAGTACGAGGCCGAAGTGGTCAAGTTCCTGGCCGAGGTGCAGGAAACGGTGGACAAGCTGATCCAGATTCGGAGGGGTGTATGAGCAACACAAACACAGGCGGTACAGCATGAAGGAATGGAAAGCCCTTGACTTAGTGATGCGCTACTCGCACCACACACGTCGCATCAAAGAACTTAGCAAGAAGATTGGCGACAGCCTAGACCTGTGCCATGGACTGGACGGCAATCGGCTGGAGATGGACAAGTATGGCTGCCATGTGTACCAGCGAGACATGGACAACAAGAACCGCGATAAGTCCACCCACCTGTGGGGATGGTATCAGCCTGAAACCGTCGATGACGGATTCATGAACCCGACACTGGTATGGAAGGAAGTCGGCGTACTTGAGGCCGAACAGTGCCCGCACTGCTATGCCGCGCACCTGGCCATCCAGGAGCGCAAGGAACATCGCAAGAAACTTGGCGCAGTCAAGGCGGCAATGACGAGAGGCGGTGCAGCATGAAAGGCCGCGACCTTCGAGACGCTGGCATCGCTCGCGTATCCATTGGCCGCGAGGACTGGATCGCCAAGGCACGCAGCCTGGCCGTCAGCATCGCCAAGCGATCTGGCCAGGTGACCATCAACGACGTCCGGCAGCTCATCGACTTGCCTGATGACTTCCACCCAAACACCTGGGGCGCGGTTCTGAAGGGTGACGCCTTCGAGCCTGTCGGTTTCTGTCAAGCCACCCACCCATCGGCCCACGCTCGGGTCATCCGCATCTACAAACTGAAAGGGCAATCATGAAAGCACAAGGACTGGCACGCATCGGCAAGGACGCTGAGGTGCGATACACACCAGGCGGCACAGCTGTGGCCAACGTCTCGCTGGCGTTTACGTTCGGCAAAAAAGGCGACGATGGCAAGCGCCCGACGCAGTGGGTTGACGCCTCCCTCTGGGGCCAGCGTGCCGACGGCATGGCACCTTACCTGCTCAAAGGCAAGCAGATCGTGGCTTACCTCGAAGACGTGCACCTGCAGACCTACACCAAAGGCGACGGCACAACGAACACCAAGATGGTGGCACGTCTGGCCGATCTGGAATTTGTGTCGGATGGCTCAGACCACAAACCAACACAAAAGCCGCAAAATGAAGCACAATCGCGTCCGGCTCCAGCGCCGCAAGGTTCTGGGTTTGACGACATGGACGATGACATTCCATTCTAAGGAGACAACATGGAAGAGCAACAACCAAAGCGGCCACCGTTCAAGGTGTCTGGGTCGGCAGCGATCAAGCACTTGAACGTGCGCAAAGAAGGGCCAGAAGACGAGAAGATTCTGGCCGTGGACATCAAGATGGAGATCAAAGGCATCGACAAGGCACTGTGCGGGTACTTTGACGAGGCTTTGGAGGCCTTCTTGTGGCGAGGTGATACCGACGCCATGATCGTCCGAAATCTCTGGCTGACGCCCGTGCAGTACGGCAACCTGGTGTCGTCGGCCACGGCTGAGATCGGCAGCCAGACGTTTGTCGGCGCTGAGATCAAGAAGTTCAGCATCGCACCGCGTGACGGTGGCGTGATCGCGCTGACCTGCAGCGTGACCATTTACCCCACCGCATCCGAAGTCTCGCAGCTGGCCAAGCTGGTGCAAGACGAAACCCGCGTCCTTCTTGAAGGGCCGCCAGACCTTTTCAATTCATCAACCCCAACGGAGCAAAAATGAGCACACGCATCTACCTGGTCACCGACGTGGAGACCAACAAACACCGCCTGATTCGCGCAGGCAACCAGGCCCAGGCCATCCGGCACGCCGCCCAGACACGGTTCGACATCGAAGTGGCTGGCCAGGACGATCTGGTGAGCCTGCTGACTAGTGGCATTCCGGTCGAGCTGGCTGGCGCTGGTGCCACGGTTGACATGTTTGAAGAAGCGCAGGAGGCAGCATGACCACCGGCAACAAACGCCAATACGTGACCGTCCGCCTGCCCGACGACATCATGGCCAAGCTCAAGGCCGAGGCCGAGCGCAACACTCGCAGCCTGTCTGCCCAGGTGCTGCACTTCCTAAAACAAGGCCTTGAGAAGGTGAAAGCATGAAGCGAGGCTGGCAGTTTGACGTGGAGTGGTTCACGCACCGCTGGCCGCTGTTTGTCGTCGGTGTGCACCATGGCCAGTTCTGCCTGTGCCTTTGGGTGGTCGATGTGACCATCTGGAGGTACTGATGGACAAGCGCTACGTCCTGATGGCCGTCCTGCGGCCTTCAGCCATCCACCTGGCCGCGTGCCGGGCACTTTCCTGTGGTTCACGGCCAGCGATGGCTGTGTTCCTTGACCGAGTTGAAAAGACATTCAGCATCCTGGAGTACAAGCCATGACCGACCAATATGCAAGCGAAGCCGATACTTTGGCCCTGATTCGCCGCGACCAACGCAGCGATGTTGAGAAAAAACTGGAAGCCATGCTTGATGAGCGTGGGGCTTTGGAGATGGGCGCAGAGCCGTTTTTTATCCTGCGCCAGATTACGCTGGAGCAGATGACAACAATTGAATCCATCAAGCAAGCCATCACTGACCCAGAAAATCAGCCGTCGCAGTTTGGCACGGTAACGATGGAACACATGCAGCGTGAAATCGCTGCTGAGCGTGAGGCGTGTGCGAAGGTGGCAGAAACACTGCACGAAACTTCATGGCCTGACGCCATCGCAGCCGCCATCCGAGCAAGGGGGCAGGCATGACCGAAGACGAGATGAAGCTGGACATGCTGGTGGCCGAGCTGGAATACGAGAACCGGCTTTTACGCGCACGAAACGAGCGATTGGTATCCGAGGCCCAGGCCACCAACTTTGAGCGCACAGCGGCCTGGCTGAAGGCTTGCGGGAAGGAGCAGCTCAACCCTGCGCACCTGTCCGTCCAGATCGGTGTGCATTTCGAGGAAATGGTCGAGCTGCTGGAATGCATCGAGACCGACTGCGCCGAGGACACCAACTCGCTGGAATGCTTGTCGGACGACCTGCGCTTGATCGCCACCAGCCTGAAAAAAGGCAGCACGCTGGCCTTCATCAAGACCGACAAGGAGGTGCACGCACTGGATGCCTTGTGCGACACCGAGGTGACCGGAAACGGCATCGCCTACCTTGCGGGGTTTGACAAGAACGGAGCCGACCAGGAGGTGCTGGCCAGCAACGAGTCCAAGCAGGTGGACGGCAAGCCTGTCATCCTGCCAGGCGGAAAGATCGGCAAAGGCCCGAACTACCGTGCGCCAGAGCTGGAGAAGTTCGTGTGAAAAAGCGCAAGCGACAGCCAAGGCAAAAGCGGTACACATTGCTGGATGAGCTGGCCGCCAGCCCGACAGAGCCATTGCCGCAGCAGTGGCGCACCTATCAGCTCACCAGGATGTACGCAGGCCTGAGCAACCTTGAGCAGGCCGACAATCCAACACCGGACGACTGGCGCGTCGTGTCTGATGCCGTCAACCTGGTCGAGACGCTGGTGCTGGAGATGAAGGTCTGCCAGGACGACAGCGGCCTGCTGATGGACGCCATCACCGCACTGGCCATGGCAGGCAAGCGCAGCAAGGAAGGCAAGACCCTGCGCCTGGACGGTGCAGGCATCACAGCGGTGCGCTCCATCCTTCGGGACTATTCCGAGCTGCTGGATGTGCTGCCAGCCAGGACGATGGTGCGCTGCCACCGGCTGACAGAGCAGCGAATTCAGAACATCCTCGACGGAAAGAAGCGACCGCATGACGTGAAAATCTGCGATTTGTAAGGGTTTGTCCTAATGCTTGAGTTTGTGGTTGTTTGTGGTAATATGTGGTCATCTTAACCAAGGAGCAAAGCATGAAACATCACCAGCACACGCAGTACCCTTACAGCGACGAGATCAAGCGCCGTTTGTTCATCAGCAAGACCGAGCGCCGCTGCGAAGCCGCTGCCGGATTCCTCCTGGCCGTTGCCATTGGTGTCGGCCTTGCCTGCTTGCTCGTCGCATGGTGGTCGTCATGAGAACAGAAACCAGCGTCCACAAAGTGGCCAAGATCGAGATCGGTGAGCGCAGATTCCACGACAGCGAGACCAGCCCATTCTGGGTGCGCGAGATCGTCATCACGGACGTGGATGGCCACAGCCACACGATCAACGTGTACGCCAACGGCCAAGAGGACGACGACTGCCTGAAGGTGACGACATGAGCTACATCGCAGAGATCGAAAGCCGGGTAGCTGGCATCCCTTGCCTGATTGGTGTGTCGCACTTCGACTGCGTGCGCGGGTCTTACTCTTACAACGCGGCCAGCGACATGGACTATTACGGCTACAGCGAAAGCGAGTGGGCCGTGCTCGACCGCCGAGGCCGTCCGGCTGCCTGGCTGGAGCGCAAGCTCACCGACGACGACCGCCAGCGCATCGAGCAGGAGATCGCAGAGGCCATGACAGAGGAGACGTATTGATGGATGCGCTTCAACACTTCGATCAGTTGTATGGCGATCTGGGCCTGTCGCCACAGGACGCCGCCAAGTGGGTGTTTGTGTCCGGTTGGAACAGCGCCATGCAGGAGGCAATGCAGCGCGTCCAGACCATGCAACTGCAAGACGACACCAAGGCCAGCTTTTCGGTTTATTTCCAGCAGATGATGCACATCGACCCAGCAACTATTCAAGCGAGGATGCAATGAGCAAACAGACAGAAACGCTGAAGCTGGCGCTGGAGGCGTTGGACGTTTTGCTGACAGAGCCAATAGCGCACAAAGCGGCAGACAGGGCTGAGTATTTGTTGCTGCAAGCTGCGCCAGCCATCCGCGAAGCACTGACCGAGCAGCCAGCACAGCAGCAGGAGCCTGTACAAACCACACCTAATTTTGCGCAGTTGAAACAGATATTGGACAACCTTGATCGGTGCCATCACATGGACTCAAAGCAAGAGTTTTTGCGGACATGGATTCGAGATTGGACTGAGCACAAATTGGCAAAACACATCCAACCAGCAAGCAAGCCGTGGGTTGGGCTGACGGAGGAGGAGATTCACAAGATGACTGTGCTCATGGGTATCAACCCAGAGTGGAAAGCGGAAATTGAAATCGTGCGGTCTATCGTCCGCAATCTCGAAGCCAAACTCAAGGAGAAGAACCATGGACATTGTTGAAAGCATCAATCGCTATCTCGCTGGCTCGCCGGTAAACAAGGGGGAGCGCACGCGGCTCACCAGAGCGCGGGATGAAATTATGCGTCTTCGCAAATCCCAACAACCAGCACCGCAGCAGCCGCCATCCGTGCAAGAAAGGAAAACACATGAGTACACCAACCCAGCACTGCGATGAGTGCAAACATGCCACCATGCGAGCGCTGCCCAAGCCTGTCCTTATTTGCGCCATGTTGCACAAGCCGCGCTTTTACGCGCCTGTGTACTGGCTCAAGGATTCGTGGGGCTGGAAGCGCAAGTGCGAGGACTTTGCGAAGAAGGAGCAGCCATGAGCAACGTGATCGAGCTTCGGCCAAAGTCAGAACCGCACGGCTCTGGCCAGGCTTTCTGCCTTCAGTGTGGCCACGAATGGATGGCTGTTGCTCCTGTTGGCGAGACGCGATTTGAGTGCCCAGAGTGCTACACGCACAAAGGCCTGTGGAAGTTTGAGTTTGCGCCAAAGGTAGGCGACATGGTGCGCGAGTGCAGATGCGGCAACCAGCTGTTCTACATCAAGCCTGAAGGCCACATGTGCGCCAACTGCGGAACGGTTCAGGATTACAGCTGACCAGCACGCCGCTTGGCGTTTGAGTGGGCCTGCCACTGATCGCGGCACTCAGGCCCGCAGAAACGCCTGTCGTCGGCCACTACGTCCTCGCAGTAGTGGCACAGGCCAGTTGGCTGCAAACGCTGGTGAGGCTCCCTGGCGGTGCGCAGGCAGGCCTCGCGTTCTTGCTCTTCCCTCAAAGTGGCTTGGTCGGAAACGTCGGTCATAGAAAAAAGCCCGGCACAAAGACCGGGCAAGGCTGCCGAAGCAGCTGGAGACAACTGAAATCAGGCTTTCCCTTTGATGCGCTCAAAGGTGCGAAGTCCACCAAGGCCCAACATGCCGGTGAGCAAGACCATCAGGGTCTCGTTGTCGATCGGTGGCAAAGGCGGAACAGAACCGCCACAAACGGCCACCAGCCATGGCAAAACAGGCTGGAGAAGGAACTGGTACACCAGACCGAAAACGCACGCCCAGCCGGTCGCTGGACGCCAGCCACCACGGAACATGTCGGTGCCTGCCTCGACCTTGTTGACCTCAAGTTGGCCAAGCGCCAGTTTGGTCTCTGCGTCCAGCACGGCCAACTCGCCTTTTTGGGCCAGCTCCATCAGCTTGATCTTGGCGTCTGCGCTGGCCTGGGGGTCGGGCAGCACCTTTTCTAAGACGGTGCCGATCACGGGGATGAGTGCTTGCCAGATCATGGGTATGCCTTTCGATCAAGCTCGAAGTGTGGCCCGTCCTTGAATGTGCTCCAGTCGCCACCCCAGACGATGGCCACGTCCAGCTCCTTGGCCGCCTCTTTCATGGCTGCCGCGATCTTGTGATACAGCGGCCAAGACCAGTCCACTTGGTTGTCCACCCAAGCCCCAAGATCGACCGCGTGGCCTGTGATGTGGCGCGAGTTGAGGGTCTGGCTTGCACCGGACTCCATCAGCGTCTTTTGGCGCTCAGGATCGCGCAAGCCTTCCAGGACTGTGAAGTCCACGGTGGTGATCTCAATGGCACGCTCGACAACCTTTACCAGGTCATCGTGCACGCCTTTAAGCCGCTGCTTTGAACGTGCGCCGAGCTTGTACATGCTGATTCCTACTTTGCGACGTAATGAATGACGACGACAGGGCGGCCACGACCGCCATGGCTGACGGTGCGCACCGCCTCGACGGGCAGACCAGACAGATGCACGAGGACTTCCTGCTTGGACAAGCCAGTGGCGTCGGCCAGGTCTTTGACAGTCCTCTGGTTCTCACGAACCATCTGCATGATCTGCTCACGCATCAGCTTTTCCAGTGGCTGGCCACAAAGCCAACGAAGGCAGAAAACGCCGAGGCGATGCTCATGCCAATCCAAAGCCCACCCTTTGAGCGATTGGCCAAAGCCAGCAGCTCTTCAAGTTGGCGCTCCATTTTGTCGACCTTGCGATCCATGTCCTGGACTTTCTGCCAGAGCACACCGTACTTCACCAGGTCGATCTCGTTCCCATCCGCCATGACGTCAGCCTCCAACATTTACAGGCCTTCGCCTGGTGTGACGTAGACGGTGGTCGCGCCAGAAGCCAGACCGCTGAAGAAGGTGTCCTTGTTGAAGCGGATGATCTCCACTGCACCAGGGAGCAACGCAATGGCATCTGACGGAGTGCCAGCCACTGGAGCGACAGCAGCGGCCTGGGCCAGTGCAGCAGTCGGGCCAGTTCCAAGAAACACGGTGTTCGCGCCTGCGTTCACAAAGCGGTACTGACCTGTGGCTTGAGCGTTGAACTTCTCGTAGAAGGGGGCCTGAACACCAGTTGGTGCTGTGCCTGCGGCAGCGACGACTACGGTCTTGCCTTGTGGGTTAAATGCGATTTGTGAGTTGGTTGCCATGATGACTCCTTAAAGAAGAATGCGCTTGTTTTTGCGACGAGTGTAGATGTACTTCCCAAGCTGCGCGAAGAAGTCCCATCCAGTGTTGTTTCCTGCGTCCACGTTCCCATTGGAGACAAACGCATTCCAAGTGGCACCGCCAGTGGCGTTGATGTCTTTGATCGTCAGATTGCTGACGTTCACCGTTCCACTGGTCTGCGACAGCGTGGCCTGAGATCCGGCCAACGTGGATTCCAGAAATTTCTGAGCTGCGCCGGATGTGGCAAACGTGCCAACAGTGCTGGTGACACCGTTTTTGATGCGCAACTTGCCAGCAGTCATCGTCAGTGTTCTTGTCGAACCAAGTGACAAAGCATCAGCGCACTCAACAGTTGTTCCTGACGAATTGACAGTGACGCCAGTGTTGATGGTGACGCCGTTTGATGTAATCGTCTGAGTGCCTGACGCCTTCAACAGGCTGATTGGGGAAGCCGCAAACGCCGTTGTCATCGACGCCGACAGTTTGAGGTTACCGTACAGTTTGATGCTGGACGCAGACCATGTTCCAGAAAACCCGGTGAAGTCGATGTTGTTCCAAGTGAACCCACCGCCGATGTTGATCGTTCCAGATCCAGTGGTCACGTTTACAGACAAGGCATTTGCAGCAACCGTGCTCCCGCGAATGCCAATGGTCACACCAGCAAGAAAGTTGCCGATCATCTCGACCAGCGGATTGCCTGTGTACGTGATCGGGACAGATGCGTTCTCGGTATCAAACGCCCACGACACCGTTGCAGTACGTGTGATCTGAACCTTGCCGGTTGTACCGAATGCCAGTGTTCTTGCATTAGCGAGTTTCGATTCAAAAATCTGAGCCTGGATTGCAAACCCATTCAGATCAAGAGTTCCTGCCGTGAGCGTCGTGACAACTGTCGTCATGTTCGCGCCAAGCACGACTGGCAATGTTGAGGTATTGATCGTCAGTGTTGAACAAGTCGCACCAGCCGCAGTCGTGCAAGTTCCTGTGCCAGACGCAGAATCAAAGATGACAGCATCGCTGGCAGTTGGTACGGAAGCACCTGGAGCACCGCCAGATGTAGCAGACCAGTTCAGAACGTTTATTGTGTTCCACGTTCCAGAACCGCCCACCCAATATCTGTTTGCCATTTGGTCAGCCTTTCTTAAATGTCAGAAATACCAGCAGACCAATTTAAGCGAACGGTCGCTGTAGCAGACCAGTTGGTGTTGTCGCCAGACTGAATCCAAGGCCATATGTTGTCCAATCGCAGGCGATAGAGGCCACCAATAACAGGACGATTACCGTTAAGACCAAGCGCTGTATTTCCACCAGTGGTAGCGTGTGCGGTTGGAATCTTTGGGTAGGGGTATTTGTAGTCAATCGCAGACGCTGGAATTGTGTACGCTGTTCCATTTGTTGCTTCAACGTCAAGGAACCCAGACTGTTGCATCATCCGCATCGGCTCGTTAACGTATTCGTTAGCGACACACAAATACGTTCCGGTCGGCATGCCAGATACACGGTCAACAATAATGAAGTCAGAGTCAGCGACTGCGCCAAGGCCAGTGTCTGCACGTGTACGCAGCACCCCGACCATTGCAGACGCTTGGTCGAAAGTGATGTCGAAAATCTCAACGTTAACTTTGACAGTAGACGACTCATTGCGAACAATGCAAAAGTACGTTGATGCAGTGGAGCCGTCAGCAATAACATGGCAATTACGCACTCGAACAATCAGAGCCTCATCTGTGTTTGATGTGATGGCGCTTGAATTACCACCAAAATCAATGATACCTCGACCAATAGCACTTGGGTCGCCACCTGCCCAAATCTTGCAGTTTGCAATTTCTTGCAGACCGCCTTTGATTTCTCCAGCGTAGGAGACAATCCCGTTCAACGATGTGGTAATGTTGCAATCAGTGTACCGATTGTTTTTGCCGCCAAGCAAAATGCCGTTGTAAATGGTGCATCCATCAAACACACAGTCTTCAGTGTTGCCGTGATAGTCAGCAGCTTGAGTCGCTGAGTTGATGTCGTTTTTCAGCGTTGCACCAATTACTCGGCTGTCTCGTGTGGTCACGCAGCCAATACTGCCACCGCCACCATGCGTGATGGCGTGGCGACGAGCGTAGAAGTTACCGCCAATCGTCCTAGCGTGTTGGCTGTTTCCAATCGCCAGCCCGTAGTCGTCGCCGCCATCGCCTTTGTTAAACAGGTTTAGGTTGATAGAGGTTGGCATGTAGCAGCGGTCGTAGTAGACAATGCTGTTGTTTTCAAGATACCCGCTGACGTTTTCGATCAGCGGTCGGTTGCACAGCGAGACCTTGATGAGACCAAGAACAGTTGTGCCTTTCACACGGAAATTGCGCAAAGAAACCGTCGGGCTTGTCAGTTTGTAGACATCAACGTCAACAGGCAAATAGCCGTCGTACAGGGGGTTGGTGACACTGACATCGTTTCCAGAAATGCCATCAACTTGGCACCATTCTCCAGCTTTGTAATCAGGTCTAAACCCTGACCACGAATATGCTGTCGGGTTGAAAATCACAAAAACGTCATCGACAGACAGTGATGGAGTTGAGGCGAATGTTACTGTCAACGAACCTTGTGATGCGTTGCTGATCTCCTGAATTTGTGTCAACGAGCCAGAAACGTCGATGCCGTAGCTGCTACCAGTAACCGTACCAGACCAGTCCAATACAGTTGAATCGCCATCGCCTTCAATATGCAAATCTCCTGTCGTGCTGAACGCTTGGGACAGTTTGTAAACACCAGCAGGAGCGTATATTTTTTGACCTGTTGATGAAACAAAAGCAATTGCAGCAGCAAATGCAGCGCTGTCATCCGTCACGCCATCGCCAGCAGCATTAAATGGCTCATTTTTGATATTCACAAATGCTTGCAGCGCAAGACCGACAGTGCCTTGTGAATATGATGCAGATTGGTCAAATGTTACTTGCGAAGCATCGACCTGAACTACTACACCGCTGTAACGCTCAGTCGCAGCCGGTGCGCTGTATACCACGCTGCCGTTCTTGTTCATCACGCGAATGCTGTAGTCGCTGTTGACGTACAAGCGAGCAGGAGTGCCGCTGTTGACCGGATAGCCGCCTTGCGTGCGGATTGGCTGGCCAGCCAGTTGTGTCAATGCGGCATCCCAGTAGACATTGATCGGATTGCCTTGTGGATCAAGGTTGGCTGTGCCAATCCAGATGTAGCCGTTCTCAAGCGGCTGCCCATCCGTCTCCGTGAAGATCGGATAGGTTGGCTGAATGCTGAGTGCGGACATTACTGGTTCTCCTGTTCAAATTGCTCCTGAGCCTGCAGCGACTGAACGATGAACTTTTCACGCGCACTCATTTCGCGTGGTAGTTTCACCTCATCGGCAAACTTTCGGAAAGATTGTGACATCAAGACGGCTTTCACGGTTGACTTTCTGTCTGTGGTTTGTAGTTCAGGGCTTTGGTGATCCTGGCCTTGATTCGCTTGTCTTTCACGTTGTCTCGCAGCATCTTCATGCCTTGGACGACAGGTAGAGGGATGCCAGAGACAAGGCCCATACCCGCAGATTCAGCCAGCAATGCGGCCACCGTTCTTGCTGTGCCTGAGTTGTTGATACTCGTCAGTGGTGGGGTGGATTGGATGTACTTCAGCACCTGGTTCAAGTTTCTGACCTGTTCGGCTGCTTCAACTCCCAAGACCAGATCGAGCTTTCCGTTTTGATCCAGTGCCTTGATTGCTGCGTCCATCTTTGCACCAGAGATCACCGGCAGGTTGTCAGACCCGATTCCAGATTCTGATTTCTCAATGATGTGACGGACGGTCGCGCCTTGCAATTCTTTCCAGGCTTGCTGGCCCTCGTTGTCTGGGATGGTGGACAAAACCCGCTTAAGGTGCTGAATTTCGCTTGGACGGGCGTTCAGAATCGTGACACTGAAAACATCCTCCACCGGAGTCTGAGCGTCAGACATGCCTTTTTTCTCAAGCAGCAAACGCGAGACGATGGCTCGGTTCTCGTACTTTTGAGCCTGTCTCTGACGTTGACGACGCATGTCCTTTGTCAGGTCTCCACCAATTGGATCGCCGATCTCGTCAATGCTTCGCTTGATGGTCGCAGCCAGGCGCTTGTCATTTGGATTCGCTGCGCTGATGGCAGAAACGGACTGGCGGAAATCCTCCAGTTGGCCAAGAGTAGTACCCGGCACGGCCACAAGACGGCCACTGTCGTCCATTTGTGCAATGCCAAGGTTTACGGCATTCTGACGGGCCGTGTCAGGCACCCCGGTTACACCAGAAACGCCACGGGCTTGGCTGTTCAAAAATTCCAGCACAGGCGTGGTGTCAACCTCTGTTTTCGCCTCTGGTGAGTTCCTGAATTTTTGATACAGAGCATTGGTGCGCTTTTTCTCAAAATCCCATCCAGCCATGAGGCGATCAACGACCTTGATGCCGGTGTTTGCGTAGTCGCCAGCTTCAGCTCCGGTGTCGTCCAGGACTTGATTGAGGCGAGCCAATGCTGCGCGGTTGTTTTCCTGCTGTCGCTCCAAAAATGGGGCCTGGTATTCAGGAGTCTTGGCTTTTTCCTTCTCAAATGCCAGCAACTCTGGTGAGCGTTTCATTTCGCCTTCGGTCAGTCTCAGGCCAGCCATTTCAGCTTCTGCAGCCCTTTGAAGTTCCAAAGGAGTAGCCGCAGCACCACCAGAAACCCGCGCACCAGTTGACGGGGCTGCTGGAGTTGGTTCGCCAGTAACCATCTCGCGCACTGCTGTCGTGGCCGCTTGTACGGGTCGTGCCACGGCCTGACCTGCTGCACGAGCAGCTTGCGTCGTAGCGGCAGCGCCACGTTTGGCAGTAGCCTGGACGATGGGCGCAGCTTGTCGTGCAGCCTGTGTAATGGCACCTGGAGCCGCGATCATTGGCAAGACTGGTGGCAACACATCACCAAGCGCTTTTCCGACTGCCTGGGTCATTTCCTGGCCAGCCTGGGTGCGTGGCTGATAGGTCAAAGCCTGAGCGCCTGCCGCTGCCGCTTTCTCGACTTCGCGCATGGCCTCTGGCGTTCCAAACTGGCCGGAGAGAATTTGCTGAGACAAACCAGCAAGTGTCCCAGCCAAAGTTCCTAGTGTTCCGCCGACAGCACCAGTACCGAGCGTCAATGCAGTCTCGCCAGCGCCAACAATCTGCTGGCCAATGCCTGGTTCTTGCGGTGCTGGTGCAAGTTGCTGCTGCATCCTTGCAGTATTTTCTTCACCCTTCGCCAGTTCGTAGGCTTTTGCAACAGTGTCGAACTCAGGTGTGCCGCGCTTGTCGGCATTCTTGACGATCCAGGCTGCGTATTCGTCTGCTGTTGCCATTTATTGGCCTCCGCGCAGAATTGCGTCTGCCTGCGAGCGAATGTTTTGCTGTGCGGCCATTGGTGCAGGGTTCCTATCGGTTGGAATCTGCTGCACCAGTGAGCTTTGCTGACCAGGCTGGTAGCGCTTGCTCACATCCTGCACCACGCGCTGCGAGAAATCGTTGAACGTCTCGCCTGGTTTTGCGGAATAGTCACCGGCCACAAATGCGTTCTTGGCTCGGGTGAGTGTTCCGTTGTTCTGCGCCAGCCAGTCTGTTTTGGCGTTGGCCACCGATGCGTCAATGTCCTGAAGTTTTGCCATGCCGCGCAAGAAGCTGGACAGGTCGCTGGCAGAGGCATTTTCACCAGGGAAGCCCTTGAGCGCCAATGAAATGTCTTTGTCTGTTGCGGGGCCTGGAGGCAGGGACTTGATCGCCGCCGTATTGCGCAAGCGGATGTATTCCTGGCGCAGTTGCGTCATTCCACCTTGAAAGCCGCCAATTTTCTTTACCCAATCGCTAGCGCTTGAAACGGCACCATAGCCACCGCCCTCAGCGTCTAGGCGTTTTGCAAGGTCGTTGAATTGGTCGGCAGATTGCTTGGACGTAGCAGCGGTTACGGCAGCCTCATTGATCAGTTTGCGCGTGTCAGCAGGAATGTCGTTCAGATTCTTCTGAATGCTGGACATTTTTTCTGCAACTGTTGCAGCCGCTGTCTGACGGTCAAGATTCAGGCGTGCAGAACGGTCTCCGATCTGGCTTTGCAGGTTTTTGACGTTCCAGTTTTTCTCATCCAATCCGGCCTGCTGCAGTCGTTCTGCAAAATCGGCCTCGACTTTGGCTTTTTGTGCTTCGGACTCAGCCTTTCCAATTTCACTCTGTCCTTTTGCGGCTTTCAGCACGTTGTCCAAGTAGTCCTTGCCGCCAGGGATTAGCGTCATCTTTCCACCCCAAAGCATTGCAATGTTCTTGGGGTCTTTTTTGGCTTGCTCTGCCATCTGCTCCAAATAGTTGGCTTCCATCTGGTCGCCACTATTGCGTGCAGCCTCTGCCTCTCGCTTGAGGAAATTAACGCCAACATCGATGTTTCCGGTGGCCAGAGACAGTGCGACATTGCCCATTTGCTTGAGCGTCGCCTGGTTTGCGCGTGCATCCCTGCTTTCCATGACCTTGCGAATGTTCTCTGCCTGGTCTTTGTTGCTGATCAGCATCACGTTCTCATAGTCTTTTGCCGTGGCATCAGGAGACATGAGGCGTGTGATTGCTTGCTGATACTGCTTTTGCGCGAGTTGCTGGCGCTCCAATTCTGCGCGTTCTTGCTCGGCCTGGGCAATGCCTGCGCCGATTTTGTAGCCTTGAAGCGCTTGCGCGAATGGATCGCCTACCTGTGCCGTGTAGTCAATGGGTGCGACCATTTCAGAATCCTTCCATTTGTGCGGCCAGCATTTGTGTCTGCTGCGATCCTGGCTGCGTTCCGTACTGCAACGCAGTGCCAAGGTTCAAGCCACCAAGGTTGCCAAACACTTTGCCAAAACCTCCAGCACCTTGAATGGTGCCAAGCGCTTTGGTGATTGCATTAGACGTGATGTTTCCTGACAGTTCGCCTCCAGCCTGTGCTTGGCCTTGCTGCGTGAGCAAGTTTGCGATGTTTGCGCCAGTTTGCTGCCCAAATGCAGCCTGACGCGCCGCTGACGCTTGACCAACATTAGTCAAGCCTCCGAGACGCTCATACTGCTGGTTGATCAGCGACGTGAGAAGTTGCGGCCTGAATTGTGCGAGTGCGGCTTGGATATTCCCACCGCGCAGACCGCCTGTTGCAGATGCGCGTTGCAACAAGGCGTTCTCACCTTGCTGCGTTAGCGCTTGGAATTCAGGGGAAGCCTCAAGCGCCGAAATAGCCTGTTGCTGTGCAGGAGCGCCAGCAAGGCCGAGCAATGCTTGCTGCTGGCCAATAGCGCCAACACCAGCTTGCTGGTACGGCTGCAAGAGTTTTGTGATTTCGTCGAACTGGCGACGTTGCTCTGTGATTCCAGATTCTGCTGCACCGGCTTGGATTCCGGCTGCTGTTTCTGCGCGGTCTTGTCCTTCAATAGCGCCGCCAAGTGCCGAGCCAATGGTGCCGCCAACCGGGCCACCAAAAAACGATCCTGCAATTCCGCCTAGTGTGCTAAGCAATCCCATACAAACACCTCAATTTTTCATTGGATGCCGCTGGTCGCATTTTCCTCAGCGGCTTGATTTTCCCACAAATGGTGAGCGTGTCAATCCTGCTCAAATTCACGCTCCTCCCAAGCCTGGCAGGAGCGCATGTCGTGGCAAATGAAGTCGAACTTGTGACAGTAGCCGCGATAACCTGCGTCTGTGTCCCACTGGTTGCGCGGGATGCGCTCCATCTTGGCCTGCATCATGGTCGAATTATTGAAATACTCGCAATTCGAGCAGCGACGACGACGCGCCTCTTTTTCATCGACTTGCATGGCCTTGGCCAGCTTCATCCAGTAGGGCTTGTTCGCGCCGGGTTCGTTGGACGGATTCTCAGGGCCGAGCATCCAGTCGTCGATCACCACCTGGGTGTTCTTCTTGTTCTCTGCCGCTGTGATGAACGGCATCGATTCAGGCAGGCCGGTGAACCCGGCCATCATGATCTTCGGCATTTCCATGGTGTGCTCCTTAGGTGATCTCGCGGCCACTGGCGCGAATGGTCAGTGATGTGGCTGCGCTGGCGATGGTCGAGATGAACGCGCCAGGCTCCAGCACTTGGCCAACCAGCTCCGGGAAAGTGTAAGTCTCGTCCGGTGCAATGGCGCGTGAATCCACCACCAGGTTGCTGACACCAGCAGAGCCGCCACTGGTCACCAGGTTGACGCTGATGGTCACGTTGCCTGCGCTGGTGTTGGTGGCGGTGAACTTGTCGATCACGGTCTTGCAGTTCACAGCGGTGTACTGCGTGGTCTGCGAGCTTTCTGCCTGCTTCGATGGAATAAGGGTTTTTACTAGGACGCTCATGGTTGCTCCTTACTGTTGAATTTGAGTGACGGACAGCACGACAGCCGGTGCGCCTGGTGCAAATGCTGTGGCTGCCACTGTGTCGATTGTGACGTTTATGCTGTCTGCCGCAAATGCCAGCTCGATGTAGTCGTTGGCCGCAAGGGATAAAGGCTCCATCAAGGCGATGGGGATGTATCCGTTGTTCAGATCGGATGTGACAAGACGCGCACTGTTTGCGATGGCTGTGCCGTTCTTTTTGAACCATACCCAGATGTTTTTCGCCGAGGAACTGCCGCTTGTGATCTGCACCGTTGCATCGAGACGATACAAACCGGATTCAGGTACAACGATGCGAGATGTTGGTGTCCCAATGGTCACGCCATTGCTGATCTGCGTGTTGTCAAACGTCAGCAGGTATTCGGTGTTGATGACCGCAGGAGTCTGGTCTGTGGTCTTGGTGAACACGCCGTAATACTGCATCTGCTGGATCGTTGGCCGCACGAAGATCACGCCAGTCGTCGCGTCTGAAGTGACGCACGCAGCCAGAGGGATCACATTGTCTGGGGCCGTTGGCTTCACATTAGTGAACGCTCCTGCTACTGTCGGGCTTGCGTAGAGCAAATCACCTGGCGAGAAAGCGCTGGTGTCGATGTCTCGAACAAAGCCCCATGTCGTGCAATAGCCCTTTTGTCCGCTGTCTGGCAAGTCGTGGGTCATGACGCCCAGGATGTAGAGCGATGGACTGCTGCCGTCTGCGAGGTACGGAGCGACCAGCAACGCATTGGGTGTCGATCCAGCAAACCCAACGACAGTGCCGTTCGGAATCGTCACGCCAGTGGTATTGCCGACACGAGCATATGTCTCTTGGCCGATCTGCTGAGTAACGCCGTAGTCCATTCCGAGGTTGACAGTTTGGTCGGCGGTGTTCCAGGCAAGGCGACGGGGTTTGTCGACAGGAGATGGCGACTCATTCAGGTCAATGTAATCGGTGACGACCGAATTGTTGTTTTCGATCACCGGGGCCGTGGCAAGCATCTCCAAAGCATTGGCAATCCGGGCAAGTGTGTTCAGCGCTTCCACCGCCTTTTGGTCGGCTGCACCGCTGTTGATGGCTGAGTCAATGGTGAGCTGGACAATCTGAGCTAGCGCACTGTCTGCCGCTGCTTGAGCGTTTCCGGCCTGGATGCTGATTCCAGTCGTATCGCTCGAAGGCGAGACCTCGTCAGCAATCTGGAACAGGCGCTCGAATTGTCTGATCTGCTCGTGGTTCTTGAGGAACGTAGCGAGCTGATCGCGAGTGAGGTTAAGCTTTTGCGTTGCCATCAGTATGCCAATGGCTCGATCTGAGCCTCAAGACGCACAAAGGACAGGTGGGCCTGGCTGTCGCCGCGGAAGCGCTGGATGCGCCAGTTTCTCATGTGGCCCTGCTGAAACCATGCCAGGCGCTTGGTTGTGTTGCCAGTCGTGCCGACGCGCAACGGACGGTCTTGGCTCCATGTTACGCCGTCCACGGAGTAGCTGGTCGTGATGATCGGGTCAACGCCCAAGGCCACGCGGCCTGTGAGGCTCACAAGCTCCAGCTCGTTGAAGATCGCGCCGTTGCTCTCGTTGTAGACGATCAGCGTGCCAAACTCCCAGCGCACGATCTGGCCCCAGTGCGTGCCGATGTTGTCCACCAAGTAGCCGATGGCGTTGGATTGCGGGTCTCCTACAAGCCACTTGTCGTATGCCCAGACGAGATTTCTCGCACGGTACTGGCTGAAGCCGACCGTCGAAGTGGTCAGCGTGAACCAGACCTGCTCGCCAAGCTCTGCCGATGCGGCAGCGTCATAGACGATGGTGCGGTCGGGCAGGTGGACGTACAGATGCTGGTGCGCACGATCGTTGCGTGCTTCCAGCTTGACGGTGGCCAACTGCGCTTCGGTGTAGTTCAGCAGCAGCTGATCGATTTCCTGCGTGCTTATTTTTTGAGCAGTTGCGTTTGCGCCAAGGTAAATGCCAGGCTCTTCATTGCGGCCACTTCCGAGGAATGCGACTGTTTCAACGAACACGCAGCAGCCGAAGGTGCCGATGACGCCCTTCTGCACCTGTGCTCCATCAATGCGCTGGAATGGGAAAAAGTCGCCACCCACGTTGTCAAACACCTCGATGGTGTTGCGGTTCAGTGCATAGACCTCGTTGCGCAGCTTGAGCAGCGCCACCACGGGGTCTGGGTCGACTTCGGAGCTGCCGTACCTCAAAGGATTGACCTGGGTCGGGTCTGTCAGATCTGTCACGATCAGGCTGGTTCCGTCGGTGGTCATGAAGTAACCATCCACCCACACCACATCGAGCACGATGCCAAGGTCAGGGTCTGTCACTTGCGTGAGTGCGCCGTTCCAGTAGTACAGGCGGCCACCGGACGCAATGGCCAGACGATCGAAGCTGTAGTCCATCGTCACCAGCGTGTTGACTGGGCCGCCAACGTCACCTAGGACGGTCACGGCGCCATTGCTGGCCACGGTCACGAGCTTGGTGCCCATGACGCGATAGCAGACGCCATTCCAGTTGATGCCGCCACGATCAACCCCTGGGCCGGTTCCATTGCCAACGATGCCATCACCAGGACGCAAAAAACCGGCACTGATGCCGGACTTCTTTGGCACGGGCACCAGGTTGACTGGGTAGCTCGTGCGCAAGTCCGGGCCGTTGTCAGCGTAGATGCCGTTGAGGATTGGAATTTGCATGGCTTACCACTTCACCTTGTTTGCCCAGTACGCAGCGCTCATTTTGCCTTTGGCGATGTTCTCTGCGTGCCTGGCCTTGAAAGATTCGCGCCGCGTCTTGTCGGCCTTGCTCTCGCCTTCACGCTTTGGAGACCCGGACACGCCTTGCTGGCCAAAACGGATGGTCTTCACCTGATCGCCTTCCTTGGCCACAACGACGTGCGACTTGGTTGGATGCGATGGCGTGCGCTTTGGCTTGTTGTAGCCCTGCACGCCAACGCGCTCCAGCCTTTGGTCTTTTTTCGTGGCCATCAGGCGATCCGATACCAGCTGTTGGTGGACTGCACGAAGCGCATACGGAAAAAGTCCTCGGCAGCCAAAGTGGTCGGGGCGCCATAGGCAGCGCTTGCGCCGTTCAGGGCCAGCGTGAATGCGGTGATCTGCTGCGTGGTGGTGATGAGCACCTCCATGCCATCAGGCGTCTGGGTGTTCAGCGGCAGGGTGATCGTGCCAGTTGCCAAAGTCCCAGCAGGCTGAATCAGCATCCACTGCTGCTGAGCAACAGGCGTCGGCACGGCCACGTTGAAGCCGGTGCCTGGCGTGTAGACGTTGGTGGCCAGCGTAGGGCTGGCGAAGTTCTGCTGGAAAAACGTCAACAGTGCACCGATGGGCAAACGACGTGCGTCGCCGTTGTTCGGGGTGTAGACGGGAATCTGATCGCCAGGTGAGGCGACCATGAGCAGCGGCAGTTGGTTGATGTAGGCCATGATGAATCCTTAGTTGAACTGGAGTGGGCCGTCTGGGCCAGCATCGACTGGATCGACCGGAGGACGGATGAACGGGTTGTCGTACACGCGCCAGGGCTTGTTGCCAGCGCCAGCAGGCATCGTGGACGGGAGTTGCTGCGGGTAAGGCGCGGTCGCACGCTGCAGCAGGGTGTTGTAGCTGTCCTTGGCCACGGCCTTGGTCTCGGGCATCACCACCTTGCCGTAGCCAGGCGCGATGCGGATGGCCAGGTTTGTGATGATTGCCTCGTTGGCGCTGTCTGGCACTTCGGACGGCTCGTCCAGGTCGCTGTACTGCGGACTGCCTGGAATTGGGTAGCCAAGACGGATTCCTTTGCCGTTCCAGTCGGCCATCATGGCATCAAGGCGACGCAGGGCAGACTGCAACTGCTCGGGCTGCAGGTCGAAAACATAGGACGCAAGGCCGATCTCCTCGAACGCTGCGTTCACGAATTGGCGCTTGCTGTAACCCATGTCAGGCCTCCTGCTTGTTCAATGCTTCGGTGATCATGGACAGCAGCTTCTCGTCGCTGGTGCGCTTGGTGAAAGTCAGGCCGAGTTCTTTGGCCTTTTCGACCAACTCGATGCGGGTCGGAGCTGCATTGTCGTCAGGAGCAGTGCTTTCGACTGTTTCCACATATTGCGTTCTGTGCAATTCTGCAAATGCCTGCTCGTTCAGCAAGCGGTGGTTGATGCCATCGATTGGCTTGGAAGGCTTGCGAACCTTCACGGGCTTTTTGCCCTTGCGGTATTTGGGGGCGAGGATGATGGCTTCCATCATTTGCCTTTCTTCTTGGGTGCCTTGCTTGGCTTGCCTGCGGCCTTGGCTGCTTTCTCAGCCGTGCTGAGTGCAATGGCAACGGCCTGCTTCATTGGCTTGCCAGCCTTCTTTTCCATCTTGATGTTCTTGCCGATGGTCTTGCTTGAGTAACCTTTGGTCAATGGCATGGTGCCTTCTCCTGTTTTCGTTTCTCACGAGCCTGCTGCATTGCAGCCAGCCGTTTTTCCCTGATAACAGGGTCTTGCCACGAGCTTGCCGTCTTGCCTGCGATTTTCTGCTTTGTGCTGTCGTCGCGCAATGAGCGTTTACGAGCCTTTGCCGCAGCACTCATCTTGGCGCGAGTCTCTGGCGTTCTCTCATAGGCTGCAAGTTTTTGCTTGGTCACCTCTGGCATTGCATAACCAGAAGCCTTGCGTTCTTGCCATACGCGCTTTGATTGCTCCGATCGCTCAGCACGCTTCTCGTCTGTCCATGTCGCCTTAAGTCCGTCAGAAACCTTTTTGCGGTAATCAGCGTCCTGCCAACGACGCGTCGAAGCGTCAACCCATGAGGAAACGTCAGAGTATTTTCGGCCTGTTGCTTTTTCAGCAATCTTGGCTGCAACCTCTGGATTCTTTGATGGGGCAGTGTCACCACCGTAGGCGACGTTGTACCCTTGTGGAGCCAACGTGCCTAAAGCAATGATTGCTGCCTTCTCCGCTGCATGAAGTTGATCTTGTGTCTCAAACTCAGCAATCACCGAAATTTCAGGTTCGCCATATTTGCGCCACGCACAGTGCACAGGAAGCTGGCTGCCACTTTTGACAGACCGCTTGTGTTGTGCGATGCGGATGCTCATATTGCGTGCCGTTTGTCCGATGTATGCCTTGCCAGATGCAAAAACCAACTTGTACAGAATGTGCATATCATGCTCCTGATTAACTCAAGAGCATGATAGCACACTAGCGGTATTATCCTATTCAATTATTGATTGAACAGCAAAATTCCGCTCATCTCGGGGTTCTTGTTCACCACACCGAACAGGGTGTCAAGACGATACTTGATCGTCATGCTGTCGATGTCGTAGAACTTCTGCAGCACCAGCTCGATGCCCTGGTCGGTGCTTGCACGCATCACTGCGACGCCAGCATCGGAAGGAACGGCATAGCGGCCAGGCAGAATTTCCAGCGAGTCACGCTGCCAGAACACGTTGACCTGTGCGGTGTTCACGTTCAGCCAGACGATGGCGGCAGTGTTGGAAGGCGTGGAAACTTCCACGTTCTTGTACTGCAGCTGAGCGTCGGTGGGCGAAACACCCTGGGCACCGATGATCGGAGGCGTGATGGTCATGGTCGTGGCCGAATCCACCGAGACAACGCGGAAGGTCTTGAGCTGACCAGTGCTTTGCTTGGTGATGTGGTGCACGGCATAGACGCCAGCAATCGTGAAGGCGTCGCCAGCAGCCACACTGGTCGTAGACGACACGGTGACGGTCTGGAAACGGTTGTCCACGTTGATCTGGCCGCCGACGGCAGTCGAGGTGGCCTGGGGCGTGTAGTTGGCTTGAGTGCCTGCGCCATCGGTGTCGATGGTGATGGAGCCACCACCAGCTGCAGCAGCTTGACGGTTGGCGTAGTCCATCTTGTAGGTGTCAAAGCCAGCCACCATGCCGACGTAGGAGCGCTCATAAGCCTTGTCAGACTTCTGATTGCCGAACGAACGGGCGGTGCCAACCAGGTTGCCAGCCAGGCCGTTGTAATCGCGGCTGGACAGGGCCATGAAGCGGTCGTAGTCGGGCACGCCTTGCTCGTTCATGATGGCGTCGCACAGGGCCACGTCGTCATAGTCACCGGCAGCGGCAGCAATCGGCACAACCAGCGAACCCAGGCTTGCAGCCGAGTTCATGATGGCGACGTTGATGTCGGAAGCCAGCTTCTGCTTGGCGCTGTCACCAAGGCGACCTTCTTGCAGGGCATCGCGCAGTTCGAGCGAGGTCATTTCCCAAGGAACGGTCTTGCTGAAGCCCAAGGTAGCAGGCACAGCCAGCTGGGTCATGGACTTGTAGCCAGAGATCGGAGTACCAGGGGTGCTGTTGATCGACTGGGCGATGTAAGGCTGTGGACGCCAGATGGTGTTGTTGGCACGTTCCATCATCGTCTGGTCGGTGTTGTAGACCGCGACGTTACGGGACAGAACCAGGGCATCCTGGAAACCTTCCAGGAGGTCTTCGAACGCTACGCGCTCTTCTTTGGAAAAACTATTGGCCATGATGGGCTCCTATTTCAAAAAATCATTTGGATGCCGCTTGCTTCTGCCGTTTGTACTGGAGCACTTTCGTGTAGTTGCCAGTCTTCTCAGCTTCAGCTCGCAGCCGTTCAAGGGTTGAGTCCACCGCGCCTGAAACTCGGCCAGTTGAGCTGACCATCCTTTCTGGTGCAGGGGCTGCCTTTCGGTTCGTAACTTTCAATTCCTTCTCCAGTTTCGCGACCGCAAAGGCAAACTTTACGGGGTCTTCGATCTTGGCCAGCTCTGCCGCCTTCTTCGGGTTTTTGCCGAGTGCGTAAATCACCAGTGCCGGATTGTCCGCGCCTTGCAGCACAACGCCTTGCTGCGTGATGTTGAAGAGTTCCTGGGCCACGGCCTCGGCATCCTCAAAATCGCGCACCTTGAGCTCGGCTTTCGCCTTGCCATACCCTGCGAGCTTTTCCTGCCAGGCTTGCTGTTGCGCTTGCTCGGCCTGCTGGGCTTTTTGGGCCTCAGCATCGGCGTGGCGCTTGCGCTCGAACCAGTCTGCCAGTGCAGTCTCGAATCGGTCTGCGTCGTATTCGTAGTCCTCCAGCTTCGGCTTTGGCCCGAGTGCGACCGGCTTTTTCTCGGACGTCTGGGTCAGCTTCGCTTCGAGTTCTCGAATGCGTTTTTCCTTCTCACGGTTTGCCTTACGCAGCTCTTTCACCCAACCAGGTGCCTGAGCGTGCTCATCGGGAGGTGGCGCTTCCTCACCAATGGAAACGATCACTTCGTCTTCGTCGCCTTCGTTTTGATCATCGCCGGATTGCTGGTCGTTCTGGTCGGTGCCGGAATTTTGCTCGTCACCCACTTGCTCAGAATCGTCCTGGCCATCCTGTTCGTCGATCACCAAGGTTTCGTCGTCGAGGTTCTCATCTCCTGTTTCTGCCTTTTTGTTCATTCAAATACCCCATTTAACTCATCCACTTCAAACGGCTGGATGGATACCGTGTACCCACATTCTCCATCAAATCGCCGTCATCTGACAACAGGCTGCACTTGTTCACCAAGTGACGCCTGCTCCAGTGCATCGATTGTGGTCAATGCGATGTTCTGATCGATCTCGCTGGCCTTGGCCATGGTCTCTGCCGTGCGTGCGCGGGAAAGCTCCGCGTCGGCCACGGTCTTGATGGTGTCGGCGCGTGCCTTGGCAGCCTTGGCCACGGCTTCCTCGGCGGCAGCCTGCAGGAAAATGGCGTTCGGGTCTTGCTGCTGGCCACGGGCTTCCATCTCAGCCATCATTGCTTCGGCTTCCTGCTCTGTCGGTTTTACGACACCCATGCGAATCAGGCGCTGGCGGAAGTAGTTTTGCACCTCGCTGACGCCTTCGCCTTCCATGTTCATCATGGCCATGGCACCGAGCACCTGCAGCGTCTCAGGGTCTTGGGTGATCTGCATCATGCCGGTCAGGGCGCGAACAGTGGCCGCACGACGGGAGCTTGATGACGGGCCGACGTCCACGTCCACGTCGAACTTGGCCGCGCCCAGGTCGTTGGCCATCTTGACCTCGCCATTTTCCTGGTCGACCATAGGCTGCATCAGGGTCACGGAGTCGGTTTCGCCGTTCTCGGTGATGACCTTCATCTTGCGGCCTTCCTCGATGTAGATGTCTTTGGCAATGGACAGCCAGACCTCGCCGCAGCGCTTCATGGCTTTGGCAAAGTTGCTCATGTAGATGAACGTCTGCATGTCCAGCTTCTGCTGGATCATTTCCACGGCCTTGCCGCTGATGTTGCTCACCAGTTTTTCGCCTGCCTGCTGGTTTCCCAGAATGTCCTGCATGTCCTGCTCGGTCACTTGCAGCAAAGCTGCCATGGCCGGAGGCACGTTCGGGGCGCGGGTGTAGGCCACAGGGCCGCTGACAGTCTGGCTGCCGTCCGGGCCAGTGATCGGGTTGATCAGCAGGTACGGGTAGTCCTTGAGGTTGTCCTCTGACCACATGACCTGGTGGCCAGCCACCTGCTCAGGCGTGAGGATGGGCTTCTCGACGCTGGACAGGGCGCTGATCTCGCCCAGCTTGGACAGCTGCATGTTCTTGAGGCGCTGCGCGTCCTTGGCCAGGCGCACGTGACCCATGCAACGCTCGACGTTATCCACAAACCAGCGCTTGCCGTAGACTGGGATAATTGGGATGCACTTGCCTGCGATGTAGCCGCAGTCCTCGAGCACCTTGCCACCGGACATGATGTACTTGTGCACCTTGCGCGACTTGATCTTGCGCTGGCGCACCTCGACGCTGCCAATGGCGGCCAGGGTGTTCTCCAGCTCTGGGTCTTCCTCGAAGTCTTTGGCGCGGTAGCGTTCCTCGGTGCCGTCGATGGCGCGGAACACGCGAATGGTCTCTGTGACGTCCTCGACCTTGTAGTATTCAGCGATGTAGACCACATCGGGCGTGGCCCAGTCGAATTCGTACTGGTGGATGATCTTCGGCCAGTCGGTCGGGTCGTCGTTCCACTCTTCCTTGTAGCTCTCGCGGGTCATCGAATAGATGACGTAGCAGAAACGGGCGTCGGCCTTGTCCTGGCGCTTGGCGTTCAGGTCAAAGAACACGGAGCTGTCAGCGTCGAAGATCGGCTCGATCTGGATGCGCTGGCGCTCGTTTTCCTCGTCCTCGTCGTCCTCATAGACCGTGCGCAGACGCCAGGCACCGAAGCCACCGCCGACCGCTTCCTCGAAAGCGTTGTCGTAGGCCTCGTCGGCCACGCTGTCGTGCTCGTCGGCGCGGTACAGGCCGTCACAGGTCTCGGCCAGCTTGTCGTCCTTTGCGCCATCCTTGGACACGTAGTCCACGGTGATGCGGTTGTTGCGGTATTCCGAGATGATGCGCATGACCGACAGCGCGATCTTGTTCACCTCGAACTTGGGCTTGTTTTCGTAGATGTCCCAGAGTGGGCCTTCCCATTGAGCGCCGGAGATCGAATAGAAGCGCCGGTCTTGCAGGCACTGCAGGCGCTCGTCTCTCAGCGCCGTTTGTACGTCATCGAATTGCGCGAGCGCTTCTGAGTGAAGGTTCGCCAATCGCTGCTCTTTGGAAATGCGTGCCATATTTTTGCCCTCGTTTCAAGTATTTTCGCATCGTTTACCACTTATTGACAATCGGGATTGGTTTGAAGGCCGCTGGCTTGGTGGCCGGTAGCTTTTGCACCAGGTTGATCGCGTCGAACATAGGGTCGAGCTGGTCGTCGTGAGCGCCAGCAGGGAAGGCCGCAACCTCGGCCAGGAAGTCTGAAAGCCAGGGCGCGTCCTGCGGAAGCACCACGTTGCCGGACTCGATGAACGGGGCCGCGTCGTGTGCCCGGCTGATCTTGTCCTTGTTGCGTTGCACCGGCACAACGGGGATGCCTTCGCGCCGCAGCGTCTGGATCAGGCCAGTGCCGGACACCTTGTCCTCGACGTACATGCCTCGCAGGGTCGCCGCCTGGTACGGTGGCCGCATGTCGTTCAGGTGCTTGAGCCAGAAGGCACGGGCGTGCACCAGCAGCTCTGGAGCCTCCCACTTGCCACGAATCTGGTCGATCTTGACAGCCTTGCCAACGGTCGAACGTGCCCAGCACTGCAGCACAGACCAGTCGTTCTGGGTGGCTGTTTTCTGGGCCGTGTCCACGGTGATGAAGCGGAAGTCCATCGCCGGGATGGATGACCAGTAGCCAAACCACTCGGTGCTGATGATGCCGCCGCCTCTGGGAGCTGGGCGCTGCTGGAGCTGGCCAGCCGTGCCGTAAGTGCCCAGGGTCTTTTCCAGTTCGGACACCTGCGCCTCACCAAAGCGCTCAGGGAACATCAGCTCGCCTTCCACGGTGCGCGGGTCAGTCCAGCCAATGCTGGTGGTGCAGCGGAACTCAGGCTCGAAGCGCATCGGGATGCACAGGTGCACGTAGGGCAGGCCCATTTCCAGAATCACGCCGCTGATGTCCTTCTCGTTCAGGCGTTGCATGATGACCACGATGGCCGACTTGTCGGAGTTGACGCGGGTCGGCAAGGTCTCGGTGAAGGCAATCCGGGCAGCTTCCAGCTTGGCCGCGCTGTTGGCGTTGTCAGCGCTGATCGGGTCGTCGAGGATAACCCGGTCGCCACGCACGCCGGTCATGCTGGTGAAGGCTCGGGCCTGGCGCACGCCTTTACGGGTATTCCCGAACTCTCGCTTGCCGTCCAGATCGGCCAGCAGGTCAAGCGGCCAGAGCTTCTGGAACCACTCGGACTTGATCAGGTCGCGGCAGCGTCGGCTGTCTCGGATGGCCAGCTGCTCTTCGTGGGCCGTACCCACAAAGCGCATCTCAGGCATGCCTCGCGGCCCCCACTCCCAGGCTGGCCAGATCACGCCGGTCAGCAGGGACTTCATGGAGCCGGGTGGCACGTTCATCAGCAGGCGGTTGATTTCGCCCTTGGTCACGGCCTCCAGGTGCAGACAGATGGCGTCCAGCGCCCAGCCCCACTTCAGCTCGGCAGCCGGTTCGAGCACCTTCCAGGCACGCTTGGCAAACTCGGCCAAGCTGCGCCTGCACAGCTCACGCTCGACGGCCAGCAGGTCAGCTTGCGTCAGATGCATCTTTTGCGGCCATGATCTGCGCCAGCACCTCGGTGCCAAGTTGGGAAACGTCCAAGGTTGCGATGGCAATCGGTGCACCGTTGGCTCCGGTGTGCTCCAGCTGCCTTGGAGGTTCTTTCCAGCCCATCTGGCACTTTGACCACCAAATCTGTGCGGTCGTGTCGCCTGCCATGGCTTTCTGGAAGATTCCCTTTCCGATCTGAGCGTTGGCCTTGGCCTTGCCGTTTACCAGCTCGGTGGGGAACTTCTCGCGCAGCGTGTCCACATGGATGCCGTCACGAATCAGGGCAGCAATTTGCTCAAACGGCACGCCGTAGCCAGACATGGCCTCCACCTGCTTTCGCTCGGCATCGGTTGGCTCAAAGGGTTTGCGGCCAGCGCCAGGACGTGCGCCGCCGTAGTTTTTGGAGTGAGTTGCCTCTTTTTTAGGCACTCGGGTCGAATTTTCAGGATTTGGCTTCTTTGCCATTTGTAACCTCCGCGAAAGGTTCGCCAGTTTCTGCGTGAGTTGCTATTTTGCCAGTGAAGTCCTGCCAGCGTCTCACAATCACATCACAATACTTCGGATCGAGCTCCATGATGCGTGCGACGCGGCCATTCTTCTCGGCTGCGATCAGGGTGGTGCCGGAGCCGCCGAAGCTGTCCAGAACTTGGTCGCCACCTTTGGTGTTGTTCAGGAGCTGGTACTCGAACAGGGCCACGGGCTTCATGGTCGGGTGCTCACCGTTGCGGGATGGCTTCTCGAACTCGAGGATGGTCGTTTGCTTGCGGTCGGCTGCCCACAGGTGGCTGGCTCCTTCCTTCCATCCGTACAGGCATGGCTCGTGCTTCCAGTGGTAGTCCTGGCGGCCCATGACCATGCTGGATTTCTTCCAGATCAGGCACTGGCGGACTTTCCAGCCTGCGTCCTGGGCTGCGCCTCGGAAGTTGTAGCCCTCGGAGTCTGCGTGCCAGATGTAAAACACAGCGCCTGGCTTCATCACCATGTCGGCTGCCGTGTAAGCATCGCGCAAGAATTGACGGAATTGGTCGTCGCCCATCTCGTCGTTCTTGATCTTGAGCGCGTCCTTGGTCTTGCCTTCGTAGGCCACGTTGTAGGGCGGGTCGGTCAGCCACATGTCGACCAGCTGGCCTTCGGTGAGCTTTTCCAGGTCGCTGACGCTGGTGCTGTCTCCACACAGGAGGCGGTGCTTTCCCATCACCCAAATGTCACCTGGCCGGGTGCGCGGGTTCTCGGGCAGCGGTGGGGCGTCGTCCGGGTCGGTCAGGCCTTCCGTTCCGACTGGTGCCAGCAGCTCCTTTATCTCATCCAGGTCGAAGCCAGTCAGTTCGAGATCAAAGCCAAGCTCCTGCAGGTCGGCAAACTCAACCTTCAGCATTTCCATGTCCCAGCCTGAATTCAGCGCCAGCCGATTGTCGGCAATAACGTAGGCGCGTTTTTGAGCGTCGGTCAGGTGCTCCAGCCGGATGCATGGAACCTCGCTCAGTCCCAGCTTGCGTGCGGCCAGCACTCGGCCATGTCCGGCAATGATGCCCCCCCCGCGTCAATCAGCACCGGATTGGTGAATCCGAATTCCTGGATGGATGCAGCGATCTGGGCCACCTGCGCGTCGCTATGTGTCCGGCTGTTGCGTGCATAGGGTATGAGCGCATCGATCTGGATGGTCTCAAGCGTGTCTGGTAGTTTCATTCTGTGGGCCTTTCGATGTGAACTTCAACGAATCCACCAACGGACTCGCCTTTTTTGATTGTGAGCGTCCAGTGCTTGTCGTCCACCTTGAGCACGTCGGCCAGGCCATCGAGGCCAGCTTTGATGCGTGCCAGGGCGTTGTCCAGGTCATAGGCGCGACGGGTCGGTGGGTAGAACGTGAGCGTCAGGTGCAGGCTGGCCGCCTGAATGGGGCGTGCGCCTTGCTCCATGGCCTGCCAAAAACAGGCCTCGCGGTAGGCTTTTTTCAGCTTGGCCAGCTTTGCCCAGTGGTTTCTGGCGTTCGGGCTAAGGCCAGTGGGTGGCCAGGGAAGCT